GCCCAAAAGGTCGTATAATATACACATGATGAGAAAGAAACGTACCGATCGCAATCACATAATTTACGAACTGCGGGTAGCAGGGGGTAACTATGTGGGCGTCACTGCCAAGACAGAAAGCACTGTTGTGAAGTCAGTACGTGCTAGAGCAGCCAAGCACTTCTATCGTGCCAAGACTGAGGCCAAGAACTGGTTGCTCTGTGCGGCCCTGCGTGAACTGAACAGCAAGGACGACATCGAGATCATAGTGCATGAGATCGTCCGGGGCAAGGCAGATGCACATCGCCGTGAAGTAGAGATCCGCAGGGCTGTGATGCCCACACTGAACACTGATACACGAGGAGATTGATATGTGGTACGTATACGATAAGGCTACTACAGTGATCCAAAGGACCTGTAAGACCCCCTCAGCGGCCAAGGCCTGGATCACCCGCAAGCAGAAAGAGTTCTTAAAGAACCCGGGACTCTACGTCAGCAAAGATGGGCCCCTGTTCGATTGGGGCTATGCCGATGCTGAATACTTCCACCAGCATATCGAAAAGACCGAGACTAAACGCAATCTTATCACTGGCAAAGAGTTCACCCAGAGTGTTAACACCCCGCGATGCTGCGATCCTTCAACTGAAACCTACTGGAGCATGTGATGCAAACCGCCAACCGCACACATCAGGTCTATGCCCTGGGCTACTACCACGGGCGCACACGTGGGGTGGAAGGAGTACCTGAGCTGAGCCGTACCGTAGATCTCATAGAGGACTTCTACAGATTGGGCTATGCGCAAGGGCTCAAAGATCAGTGGGCAGAAGAGGGCGAGCAGGGGTTGACAACTAGGCTGTGATCTGTTATAGTAGAGGCTAAGTTAACTAAAAGGAGCGACGATGAAACAGCTTAAAGAGTTCGTAGAGCGTGAAAACAAGTGGAGTGCGGTCTTTGGTGGCCCAGCACTGAGCCTGCAAAGTGCCGCAGATCGCAGGAAGATCGCTGGCAAGATCGATGCCTGCCTTAGCCCTGAGAACTTGACCTGCGATGGCGAATTGACTCGCGCACAGGTCGAGGTCAAGTATCGCTTTCTCAACAAGGCAGCTGAACAGCTTTTGAAGCTGGACCCCTCGGTTGAGATCCACGAATACTATTGACCCTTGAAGCTGTAGGGTTTTGGTTGACAGAACCCTACAGCGATCATATAATAGAGCTATTGTAAACAAAAGGAGCGACAAATGGCTACACGAAGCACAATTGCATTGGAGTTTGCGGACGGTACTGTTCAGCAGGTCTACTGCCACTGGGACGGTTACCTAGAGCACAATGGACAGATCCTGTACAAGAATTACTCTGACCCGTTCAAACTGCGCGACTTGATCGACCTGGGCGACATTAGCTCGCTGGGCATTAACGTTGGACGCAAACACGCATTCAGCTCTTTTGAGGGCGACAAAGCAGACTACGAGGCCGCTATGGCAGAGGGTTGCACTACGTTCTACGGACGTGACCGTGGCGAGACTGGTACGGGTGCCAAGAAGTTCAAGGACTTTGAGGACTACAAGGCTCGTCACCAGTATGAGGAATACGAGTACATCCTGCGCACAGACGGTTTTTGGTACGTAAGCCAATACGAAAAATCCTATACCCTATTGGGTGAAGCTATTGCGGATTTCCTCAAAGAGAAAGCGGATGAAGAAGAAGAAGCCCTAGACGCTTAAGGGTTATTCAAAATAGGGGTTGACAAAGCCCCTAAGAGAGTGCATTATACAGACTTGTTAACATACACACAGGAGCGATTTAAATGGCTACACTAGTTGAGATTGTTGAGGGTTCCTACGGTGCTCGCAAGAACTTTATCTACCCAGGCATGCGCCTGCAGATGGTCAAGGATTTCGACGGCGAAGCTATTACCTGTCTCGCCGGTGACGAGATCGAGAACGGCCGTAATCCCTACAAGAAGATCCGTGTAAAGGTAGCCAATAACAAGGCTTATCGTGTGGTATCGCATATTGACGACGCTGAACCCGTAGGAGACAAGAGCTTGGTGCAACTGAAAACCCAGGACAGTGCCGTGGCACATCTCAGTGACGAAGAACTCATTGAGAAGACTCGCGCTCGCTTCCAGATTCTCACTGACATGACCAAGGCTGTGAAAGCAGGTGATGTCCGTGCTATGATCGTCAGCGGTCCCCCGGGCGTAGGCAAGAGCTTTGGTGTTGAAGAAGTACTTACCAAAGACGACCTGTTTGATGTCATGGGTCAGCGTAAGCCCAAGTACGAGATCGTCAAGGGTGCTATGAGTGCCATCGGCTTGTACGCTAAACTCTACGAGCTCAGCAATGAAAAGAATGTTGTGGTCTTTGATGACTGTGACTCCGTGCTCTTGGACGACCTTGCATTGAACATTCTCAAGGCTGCTCTGGACACTAGCAAGAAGCGCAAGATCTCTTGGAACACTGACAGCCGATTGCTCCGTAGTGAGGGTATCCCTGACTCTTTTGAGTTCAAGGGTGGTGCTATCTTTATTACCAACATCAAGTTTGAGAATGTACGCTCTAAGAAGCTACAAGACCATTTGGCAGCTCTTGAGAGTCGTTGCCACTACATCGATCTCCAGATGGACACAGATCGAGAGAAGGTTCTGCGTATTCGTCAGATCGTACAAGACGGCATGTTGGACTGCTATGAGTTTGAGCAGATCGCTAAGGACGAAGTAGTAGAGTTCGTTGAGAACCATCGTTCTAAACTGCGTGAGCTGAGCCTGCGTACAGTGCTCAAGGTTGCGGATCTCCGTAAGAGCTTCCCTAGCAATTGGAAGAACATGGCCGAAGTTACTGTTATGAAGCGATCATAACATGACAGGGTGCCAATGGATTGGGCCCGAGCAGAAAACATACCCGTTCAAGATGTGCGGGTGTCAAACACTGTCGGGCAAAGTATACTGCGGCGATCATTATTATCGTGTCTACAAGAAGGGCACTGCTATCGCTGGTCGCAGAGTAGAGAAGGCTATCGATCGGGAGATAGAAGAGCTGAAAGCTCAACAAGAGCTAGATGAAATGGAGAATGCAGAATGAAAAAAGTTTTTATGATCGTGGGCTTCGCACTGTTGGTGCTGTTCTTGGTCATCGTAGGACCCTTCCTTGTAATTTGGGGGTTGAACACGCTGTTTCCTATTTTGGCTATTCCATATAACCTTTATACGTGGGCGGCAGTGGTCATTTTGAATGCCTTCTTCCAAGTAACTGTAAAGATCAAGAAGTAAAATGGTAATCTTCGTGGTTGCTGGCGGAATTAAAAGGCACTATACTATTAAAACGCTGTTAGGAAACAGCCATTTTAAACTAAAGGAAAACACAGACATGAAACGCTTCAATCCTAAGTCCAAGACTTTCAAGGTATTCAACGCACTGTACAACGGTAAGGCCCTTACGTCTGCCCAAGCCAAGCATGACTTCGGCGTAGGCAATTTGGCCGCTGAAGCCAGCCGCATCCGCCAAGCTGGTTACGCTGTATATACCAGCAGCCGTGTTGCTGGTAACGGTGTACAGGTTACAGAGTACGTGATGGGCCGTCCTTCACGTGAGATCGTTGCTCTAGGCTACAAGGCCAAGGCAATGGGAATCACCCTGTAAGAATCAGGTTACAAAGACCAATCCGATTCGCTCCCGGGGCGGGCTTTGGGGGTGTTGTGTAAAAGCAACACCCTTTTCTCTTGACCGGCACTCCGGACTGTGGCGTAAATACAACGAACATTTTGGTTGACAAGTCCGCTCAGAGATCATATAATTATGATACTGAGACAACGGAGCGAACGATGGAATTCACAGCAGATCATGTTTGGGGCCTAGCAGCTCGCGCTGATGCGATCAACGGCGAGTACCTCAAAGACAGCACTTGGAAGGAAGTTGACGGTCACATGGTCAAGGATCGTGATGCCAACAAGGTCCTGGTCAAGCAATGGCTCCGCGAAGGTGCTAGTCCTACCGAAACTGAAGTAGAATCCGGTCGCAAGTACCGTGACTACTTCAAAACATTCACACTCAAAGCTCTAACAGGTCAGCTCAACGACTTCGAGCGTACCGCTATGAAGATCGCAGCCAAGGACGAGTTCACGGGCCGCGATATGTTGGATTTTGCCATCATCAGCTGTCTGCCTTCAGTGGCACGGCGCGATCAGGCCCGCACAGAACTCAAGCGAGATATCTATGCCAGTGAGCAGCTCACAGGCCGTGTAGGCGAATATGTCACAGGAGACATCACTGTAGTCCAGTGTCGTTATAATCAGAACTACAATAAGTTCAGGGTTCAAGCTCGTATGGGTGAGAGCTTTATCGACTTCTGGTTCGGTCGTGCCCTAGAAGGGGAGTGCCGCATCAAGGGCAAGATCAAGAATGTGCGTAGTGGCGAAAAAACAACGCAACTAAACTTTGTGAAAATTTGTGGTTGACAATTGGGCACAGAGGTGCTATACTATTAACACTGAGAGAGCAGTTAGTTTTTAACTTTTTAAGCGAGGTCTTGTATGGCAAAGAGCACTGATATTTCCGTCCGCCAAGTTGGTCCTAAGATGGCCAAGCGGGCGATCCGTAAGGCGATTCAAAAGCGCCGCCCTATATTCCTGTGGGGCCCTCCAGGTATTGGTAAATCCGATCTCGTCAAGCAGATTGGTGACGAAGCAGGCCGCGAGGTCGTTGATGTTCGTCTGGCCCTGTGGGAGCCCACTGACATCAAGGGTATTCCTTATTACAACGCAGATCAAGGCAAGATGGTTTGGGCTCCTCCTGCAGAGCTTCCTACGGACCCAGAGTCCACGGCACTTATTTTCTTGGACGAGCTGAACTCTGCTCCTCCTGCCGTACAGGCCGCTGCCTACCAGTTGATCCTTAACCGCCGGGTAGGCACCTACATCCTGCCCAAAGGCGTGGACATCGTTGCCGCTGGTAACCGTGAAGGTGATCGCGGTGTTACCTACCGTATGCCTGCTCCGCTGGCTAACCGCTTCCTGCACTTGGAAATGAAGGTAGACTTCGATGACTTCCAAGAGTGGGCTGTGATGAATGCCGTGCATCCTGAGGTTATCGGTTATGTTGGCTTTGCCAAGCAGGACCTCTACGACTTCGATCCTAAGAGCCCTTCAAAGTCGTTTGCTACTCCGCGTTCGTGGGTATTCGTCAGCGACTTGCTAGATGACAACGACACTGACACTGAGACCCTGCACAACCTTGTGGCAGGTGCTATTGGTGACGGTCTTGCTGTCAAGTTCATGGCTCACCGTAAGATCGCAGGTCGTTTGCCCAAGGCAGAGGACATTCTTACTGGTAAGGTCAAGGACCTGCAGATCAAAGAAGTCAGTGCCATGTATTCGCTGACTGTGAGCCTGTGCTATGAGCTCAAGGATGCGGCTGACAAGAAGGACAAAAAGTTCGATGAGAAGGCTGACTTGTTCTTCCGTTATATGATGGATAACTTCCCAACTGAACTGGTTGTGATGGGTGCTAAGACTGGTCTTACCAACTACAACCTACCCTTCGACGCAACGAAGATGAAACACTTCGATGAGTTCCACAAGCGTTTTGGTAAGTATGTTTTGTCAGCGATGGAGAATTAAGACCTCGCCCATCGCTAGGGCGGGGGCTTGCTCAGGGTTCCCGCCCGCCTATGCGGAGTGCCGGGGTGTTGTATTTTTGCAACATCCCGGTTCTTTTTTTGGTTGACAAGGATGCCAGAAGGTGCTAAAATAGATACATACAGTAAGGAGAGCGACTAATGGATCCAATCATCGATAAACTAACCACTGCCCGAGTAGGACTGCTACTCAAGGCCCCCTTCTTCGGAAACATGGCTACCCGTATGCGACTGATCGACGCATCCGACTGGTGCCCTACCGCGGCCACTAACGGTCGTGACTTTTTCTATAATAAGAAGTTCGTAGAGAAGCTCACCGTTAAGAAACTAGAGTTCCTATTTGGTCACGAGATCTGTCACGCTGTCTTTGATCACTTTGGTCGTTTAGGTAGCCGTGATCGCAACCTGTCTAACATCGCACAGGACTTTGCTGTCAATCAGATCCTCGTAGACGAGCGCATCGGTGACAAGATCACTGAGGTTAAGATCTGCTACGATCCCAAGTACCGTGGCATGGCTTGGGAAGAGATCTATGACGATCTTTGGGAAAAGGCAGAGAAGATTCCTATGGATCAATTGCTCAAGCAATTGGGAGATGTGCTGGACGAGCATTTGAAAGAGCAAGAAGGTGCTGGCACCGGCGACAAAGACGGTGAAGGCAACGGCAACAAGCCCAGTATCTCTAAAGAGGATCTGCAGAAGATCAAGGACGAGATCAAAGAGGCTATGATCCAAAGTGCCGCAGCCGCTGGTGCAGGCAAAGTGCCCGCAGGTATCCAACGCATGATCAAGGATCTAACTGAGCCTCAGATCAACTGGCGGCAACTGATCCGTCAAGAGATCCAAAGCATCATCCGCAACGATTATTCCTTCCAAAGACCTAACCGTAAGAGTATGCACTCAGGTGCTATTCTCCCGGGTATGAAACAAGACACTACCATCGATGTTGCAATCGCTATTGACATGAGTGGTAGTATTGGCACAGAGGATGCTACGGTATTTCTTTCAGAAGTCAAGAGCATCATGGACCAGTACGAAGACTTCAGCATTCACTTGTGGTGCTTTGACACTGAGATCTATAACTACCAAAAGATCACGCACGATAACAGTCACGAGCTCTTAGAGTATGAGCCTCAAGGTGGCGGTGGCACATCCTTCGAAGTGAACTTCCAGTTCATGCTCGATCAGTGCATTGATGCTAGGAAGTTCATCATGTTCACAGACGGCTATCCCTGTGGCTCTTGGGGTCCTGAAGATCAAGTAGAGACTATCTTTATCGTCAAAGGCAACAAGGAAGCAGAAGCACCCTTTGGCCAGACTGTGATCTATGAGAAGGATGCGGCCCTGGTGGCTGGCTGAAGTGCCAGGGTGTGGCTAAAAAGCCACACTCCAGTCAGGCCCCGCTGCTACGTGTGTGCATACAGGGGTTGACTTTTGAGTAGATTGATCATATAATAAAGACACTGAGACACAGAAAGGAGCGGTAAGATGTTGAGTCATATTGTAGCGTTCTTGCTAGGTATCTTTGTTGCGACCGTGGGCATCTCTGGTGTAGCCAACGTGGCCGACAAGGGTGTAAGTCAAATCCAAGAAGTCATGAGGGAAACAGCGAAATGAACTGCGATGTAACCATCAGCCAACACGACTGGAAAACTCTGCACAATACTCTCTGCGAACTGCGGTCTATTGCAGGAGATATGGAACGATCACTGATCAAAGTAGAGCGCATCGAGTCTGTGATTCATAGCTTCGAAGCAGCTCTCAAGGACGCTTACCAACAAGACAACGATGCTTTTGATCGCAAGCACGACCTCTTCAGTAATGTAAAGACTGAGATGAAGTTGCGCTCTATATGGAGTATCTA